TGGAGATGGCTGAGGAGAAGATTGCTGAACGTATCGATGCCAACTTACTCAATGTCAGGGTAGATGATCTAATCAACCTTGATAAGAAGATGTATGACAAGAAGATAACCGATCTACGAGACCGTACTCCTGGTCGACTTATCATCAAGGAATATCCTACAGCATCTGCTCACAGTGGTCACTTTCGCCATCTGATTAATGAGTTGAAAATCAAACGTAACTTCGCTCCTGACATAATATATATCGACTACTTAAACATTTGCTCGAGCAGCAGAACAAAGGCGATAGGAGGCTCTGTAAACTCGTATACGTATATCAAGGCTATTGCAGAGGAGCTAAGAGGCCTCGCGGTAGAAAAGAACGTACCAATTGTCTCAGCGACTCAGACAACTCGTTCTGGCTTCAGTAATAGCGATGTTGGACTAGAGGATACTTCCGAATCGTTTGGACTACCAGCCACAGCAGACTTTATGTTTGCTATCATCAATAGCGATGAGATGGAGCAACTCAATCAGCTAATGGTTAAGCAGTTAAAGAATCGTTACAACGATCCGACCCTATATAAAAGGTTCGTGATAGGAGTTGACCGAGCTAAGATGAGACTGTATGATGTCGAGCAGAATGCACAGCAGGACATAGTTGATGATGGACCAGTGATGGACAATACAGCAGTGGGCAGGGGACTCAATCAGTCTTTCAGTAAACCTAAACAGGACTTCAGTGACTTATGGGTATGAACGTATTAGTGGTAGGTGAGGTATGTAACGACATTACCTATTACTGTGAGGTCTCTAGAATCAGCCCAGAGGCCCCAGTGCCTGTCGCTGATCTTATTTGGAAAACCAGTGCTGATGGTATGGCAGGTAACGTCAATGGTAACCTAAGAGCGTTCGGCATTAAAACTACCTTCGTTCACCAACCTTTGCAACAGCATATTGACAAGACTAGGTATGTAGATCAGAAAAGCGGTCAGCATCTAATTCGTGTAGATAGTACCCATCCTAACATCACTCCATTAGACGTCCCAAGTATAGAAAACATAGATCACTACGACGCAATAGTAGTTAGTGATTATAACAAAGGGTTTGTAGAGTACGATACAGTCAAGCACCTGAGAAAATTATATGATGGTCCTATATTCATAGACAGTAAGAAGACGGATCTGGGACAGTTTGAAGGTTGCATAGTCAAGATTAACGAGAGCGAATACGACAGTGCTACCTCAGTTCCCAGCAACATTATTATTACTAAGGGGAGTGCTGGTGCTTTGTACGAAGACGTAATGTACCCAGCAGTGAAGGCAGATATGTTTGATGTGTGCGGCGCAGGAGATACGTTCTTGTCTGGTCTCGTACACAAATACCTCAAGGGCAATAATATGGGTGAGTGCATTGTGTTTGCTAACAAGTGCGCTGCCATAGCTGTACAGCATCGTGGAACATACACACTAACAACACATGATATCGAGTCAATATGAAGATTCTAGTTACAGGGTACAAAGGATTCATCGGCAGCCATGTCTACAATTACCTCAAGGAAAATGGCCACGAGGTGGATGGTTATGATTATGATGAAAGTCACGGGTGTATTCCATACGTTGCTGATTACCACACCGTGATACATCTGGGTGCTATTAGTAGTACTACTGAGATGGATGTAAAGAAGATATTCAAACACAACTATGACTTCTCTATCAAGTTGTACAGGGAATGCGCTACCTATCATGTAAACTTACAATATGCTTCTAGCGCTAGCGTTTACGGAGCGCAGACTACGTTTGACGAAGATGGCAATGTTGGACCGATGAACCCATACGCTTGGACGAAGTATATGTTCGAGAAGTTTGTCACGGACGTTGAGCCCACTAGTAGAATTAGCTGTCAGGGTTTCCGATACTTTAACGTGTACGGTACCAACGAAGAGCACAAGGGTGATCAAGCATCGGTGTTTACAAAGTTTCAGAATCAAGCAACTAATGATGGCCGCATACAGCTTTTTGAGAACAGCGAAAACTTCAAGAGAGACTTTGTGTGCGTTGATGACATTGTACAAGTTCATGAGCAGATGTTATGGAACAACAACCATGGCATTTACAATCTAGGTACAGGAACGCCCGTCAGCTTTCAGAAAGTGGCTGATCTGTGTAGTGAGAAGCTAGGAGTACCAATTAAGTACATCCCAATGCCTGCTAACCTGCAAGGTCAGTATCAGCAGTACACTAAAGCTAACAACAGCAAGATAAACAGTTTAGTTGATATCAAGTGGACTACACCAAAGCAATGGATAAACGCTAACATGACTCCGGTTGATCCCGAAGGATCAGAGATCCGCAGAAAGTCTGCGCTCAAGTAGCTATTGACTTTCTAGATTACCATGCGTATAATGTACGCTGTACAAACGAATAACCGTTCACACAAGAAGGTACTTAATTTTGCGACTTGATGGATTTGTAGATAAAGGTTGGGGTAGCGAATTAATATGGGCTACCAACGATCTGTACTGTGGTAAACTACTTAACTTCAACAAGGGTGCTAGATTCTCTATGCACTTTCATGCCGTCAAAGACGAGACGTGGTATGTTCTGTCCGGCACGTTCGAAGTCAAATATATAAATACTCTTAACGCAGAAGAGACAACATGTATACTTAATACTGGTGATGTGTGGCGTAACGAGCCACTAGAACCTCACCAATTGATTTGCTTAGAAGAAGGCACGATTATTGAAGTCTCTACACCTGATAGTGTAGAGGACAATTACCGAGTTCAAAAAGGCGATAGTCAAAAATCAAAGGAGTAACATATGTCGAATGTGTATAAGTTCCCATTGCAGTATACTGCAGTAGATTCACCTTCAAATGTTAAGACGGTTAGCGATTTGGATCTTGGCCATGAGGTGTCTCGATATTGTTTAGAGCGGATGTTAGAGAAGCGCGAGATCACTATGAGTGAATTCGATGCAGCTACATCCTTTGTGGACTTTTCTTATCTTTCAGAAAAGATGGGACTTTGATAACTGCCCTTATAGCTCAGCTGGTAGAGC